TTTTAAAACTAAATTTATCAAGATTTGATTCTGGTATGCCACAGCCTGCTCTTGTGTCTATAAGTAAATCATAAAGAATCCAAGCAGGGTCAGTTGTCCATTCTTTATTAGCTTTAAAACTACCATCAAAGGTACTTGTATATGAAATTGCACCTGTTTGTAAGTTTACAGTAGCATTATGTGGAATTTTTACTTTGCGACCTCTTATTCTATATACTCTTTTCGGTATTCTTGGAAATTGCTCTGCATTAAATCTTAGTGCAACATGAGCAGTGTTTGGATAGGCATTTTGTTCAAAAATTATATTTGTAGCTTGATTAAATTGAAAAGCATTAATTAGTTTTGTATCAGTACTATCTTCTGTAACTCTTTCAACTCTTACAGCTACAGGAAAAGAAGTTGTTGAGCTAAATTTAATTAAATAATCCCTAAAATATGCGTTTGTAGACCTACCTTCTACAGTGTCATTTATAACAGTTGTGGTTGTTCCGTCGTTTTCAATTGTTTTAATTAATAAATTAACTGAAACTCCATTTATGTCCCCATTATCCTCAAATTTCTGCATTGATGGAAACCTCAATGTAACTCTGACAGCATTAATATTTGATTGACTTACAGTATGAGTTACAGGAATTGAAGTGGTAACAGTTGTACCAATTACAGTTTCAGTCTCAATATTTGATATGCCATCTATAAATGTTTGATTTGCTGTACCTAATCTAAAATCAAAACCTAAATCTTTAAAATTAAAATCACTATCTTGTGGAGATGTATTGCTAGCAGCTTCTTGCAAAACTTGAGTTCCATTTAAAAAAATATCTTTTTTAAATGCGTTAAAATATGCTGTTGATGTTTTGTCTGTAATGCCGGCTTTTGAAGCTGTTGCTGACCCTTCTATTTCACCTTCACCAACTAATTCAACTATTGTATTAAACTGTTTAGAAGATAAGGCACCACTTGGTAAGTCAGGATTTATTAAATCTTTTGCAACTTCACCTAAACCTCTTGCAAACATTAGTTAGTACCCTCCACTTGTACAGTATCAACACCATTAGAAACAACAATACTACCTACTACGATTTCACCATAAACTAAATTAACTGGTATGCCAGCCCTAGAAATATTTGTTAGCCCTGTAAAAGAATAATTTGAAGCTAGAGCAGCAGGGTCTAATGCATCCTGACCTGATGCTGCCGACATATTATTTTGTTGTGGTGAAAGCATAGAAGTTACACCATCTATAACCATTGATGTACCGATTGAAGTTAATGCACTTGTAATTATTCCACCTAAAAGCGTACTACCAAAAGTTGTGGCAGCTATAGCACTTGAACCAAACAAAGCACCAGCACCAAGCAAAATAGGTAAAAAATTGCCATGCACAATGGGAATAATTCTTATATCTTCTTCAGTATTTAAATTAAGTAAATCTTCTGTGATAACTTTTTTACCGCATTGTATTGTGTAATGTTGGCGAGCCATATGTTCTTCAATACCTTTGAAATTGCATTTTAAAAAACTTATTGCTTCCCTTGGGGTATTAAGGTCAACTTTAAATTCAGATTGACCTAAAAATTTTCTTAATGTGCCATAAACCTTTATTCTTTTAAACATTTATTTCTTCAGGTTTAATTACTGCTATTTTATCTGATTTTGGCGAAACCAGATAAAAAATTAAATCAATTGCTTTACAGCTATATTTATCAGTTTCTGAAAATTCAAGAACATCTTGTGGATGGCTATGAACTATTCCAATAATTTCATCAACTGAATCTTCAATATCTGCATAGTCTAATGGGTCAATTACAAAAGATTCAGCTTTCAATTCAGCAGATATATTTTTACAAGGAAAATAAATTTCTCTATTATTTTTTATTGCCACTACACCACAAGATTCTTCTGGTTCACATTCTTTAGCATGATTAATTGCATCTTTTTTCCAAATATATTTTTTCATGTGTTTATAAAAGTACCAACTCCGGGAAAATCATTTCTGGTTACTTGTCGTTTTGGTAGTTTTAAATTTGCTTGATCTAATGCTCCTACAAGTTCAAACTGTACAATTTCTCTTGTTTCAGTTGTCTTTCTGTCAATGAAAAATATTTCTTGTGGTAATTCATTGGATGAAGGTGTGCCAAATGGATTATTATTGCCGGGAAAATTTGCTGCATCCAATTCACTGGCATGAGTTGTTATTCTTGTAAGTTTGGCATCTGCTAAATCATTATGTGGTGTTGTTAAATTTACAATAATTAATAAATCGGTCATTGTAATTACTGATCCACTTCTTGTAATACCACCGAGATTTGCAACAGTAAACTGTGGCCTAGGAACTTGCCCTTTTCCGTTAAATTCAGCACCAGTAAATGAAACAGGCACCCTTTGATAAGAATTACCTTGCCAAATTATTTCTGCATTTGAGTTCATATTTGACCCAGCATGAAATCTAAATAAAGTGGGGACATTTGATGGGTTTCCTGTGGCATAATGCAAACCTTCTACAAGTTCAAGAACGAATAATTCGATTCTTGCACTTGGATTAAGTTTTTGTAATTCTGAAACAGGTATAGCCATTTATGGTTCTTTCAACTCAACAAATGTAAGAGTCATATTAACTCTGTTTTTATAAGGTATTGATTTTCTTCTTCGTGTGCATTTAAATTTTCTTGCACTTGATTCGCCTGTTATTGTGTAGTCGAAAGATTCTTGGTCATCAAACCTTGCATCTAAAAAAGTGTCAATGGTATCTGCATCTGTTTCTGAAATATTAAATGTTAAATTTAAATTTTTAATTCTTTTATTTGCTGGTAAACCATTTACAAGACGCTGCTCATAACCATCACCAAGTTTGACAACTAAACTTTGTTGTTCTACATCTTGTGATTCACCATAAATAGGTTTTATATCTGGAAAAGTTGCCATTATGCTAATAATCCTCCGGCTCGTTTTTGTTTAATAAGTTCGTTTTGAATTGCAGCAGCAATTTCATTGCCAAGTTGATTAGCACTTGCTCCATCACCTTGCACAGTACTTCCAGATGCGTCAACTGCTACTGATATATTGACACTACCTCCACCCATTTTATTGTTTGCTGTAATGTTTCCTGAGCTTGCTGGTGTAAATAGTTCTGGACCACGTTCACCAACAAGATAAGACTTGCCAGCACGGACAGGTCCACCTTTTGCTTTTTTGCCGAATATTCCACCTAACAAACTACCAAAAATTCCTTTTTTCTTACCGCCATCACCAAATACAGCATCACCAATGCCGCTAAACATATTGCTTAATGCTCTATCCATTAATTTGTTTTTAATATTATTTAATACATTTGTCATGGCTTGACCAAAACTTTGTGTGCCATTTATTGCACCTTTTATATTTTCCACCAAACTACTTTCTAATGTATCTCCTAATTCTTTTGCAATGTTAACTTGCTCTTTTAATTTACCATTTAATATATCTTGTTTATCTAGTTCAAAATCTGTATTAGCAAGAGATAATGCCTCTATTCTGGTTTTATCATCCTTTATTTTATTAATTTCTCTTAAATTATCAATTAATTCAAATTTTCTTTCTAATATTCTTCTGTCAGTATCATCTTCAGTTTGTTTCAACTGTATTGATCTTTTTAGTTCTACAATTTTATTTGCAGCGGCTTTTTCTTCTTTTGTTAAATCCTTTGGCGCGGTTAAAACACCAGCACCCGATACTGCACCTTGACTCTTTCCACCTTCTGCAGCAAAGTCATATGTAGTACCCATAACAGTATAGGTTGTACCTCTGTCAGCAATTTCTTTGTTTTCCTTTTCAATTCTTTTTTTAACTTTTGCTTCTTCTTCTAATTTATCAATTAATTTTTGTTGTTCTTTTATCTGTCTTTGTATTCCTCTTTTTGCATTTCCTCTAGCATCTGTATTTAATAATTGTGATAATGTATTTTTTTCTACAGCAATTCTTTCATTAATTGCGGCTTCTGTGCCTGACTCAAGTAATTCTTCTAATTCTTTTTGTGCTTTATTGTTTTTGTAAATATCATATGTAAATTTGCTTATCAGTGCAGCCAAACCTGTTAATGCAACAGTTAAGGGTCCACCAAGTATCAAAGCTACACCTGCAGCGATAGTTTTTAAAGTTGCAAGTGTACCAATTACCGCTTTTATTATTGGCAAGGCAAGTGTAAATGCAGTCACAAGTGTTCCAGTAACAACTACAAATGAAGTTATTTCTGGCGGTATTGCATTTATTGTATCTGCAAGTATTGTTAACGATTCTGTGGCAAATTTAGCAGCGGGCAATAAAGCTTTACCAACTGTGATCTGTAAATCTTCAATTTCATTTTGAAGATTTTTGAATACTTGAGTTGGGTCATTTTCTAATAATGCAGCAAGTGCTGGTGCTCCTTCTTGTTCTATTTTTTTCAATGCCCTAATAACAACATCAGAAGTCAACTTACCTTCTGATGCAAATTTCTTTAGACCTCCAACAGTTGTATTCAATTCTTTTGCAATTGGTGCTAATAATGTTGGCACCTGTTCTGCTAGTGACCTAAATTCATCACCTTGTAATCTTCCAGAGCCTAAGGCTTGTGCTAATTGCCTAAATGCGTTGGATGCTTCTATTGAAGATGCACCAGCTAATTTTGCTGCTGTGTTGAATCCAATAAATGTTGTTCTTATATCCTCTACACCTGTACCAAGTGGTGCCAAACGTGCAGTTATATTTGTTATACCATCCAATGCTTCTGTCGAACTGATGCCAAAAAGTCTTTGGGCTTCTGCAGCTATCTCTTGTGACCTAGCAAATGTACCAGTTTGTTCTGTTAAAAGTTTTAATCGGACATTTAACTTTTCAAAGTTTGCTGCAGTTTGTATTGATCTTCTGCCAAATTCAACTAAACCAACAGCAGCAATAGCTTTGGCCAAACCATTGAATTTTGTAGTTACACCTTTATTTCTTTTTTCAAGTACTGTAAATGATCTGCCTAATTTTTTGCTTGCATTATTGATCTGTTCTAGCTTACGACTTGCCTTATCTACAATATCAATTGTTACACCAGCAAAAGCCATTTAAAATGTTTTTTTTCTAGTTTACCTTGAATTTCTTACTTTATCTAATTCTGCCTTTTCTTTTTCGCCTTTTTGTTCATAATAAGCAGCAAAATATATAAACTCAGCCTGTGTTAATTCTTTTCTGAGTCTACTTACTGTCATTTTTAATTCTGTTGCTAGGAAAAACTCAAACTCTAACCAGCTATCCCCCTTTATTCGTTTTTTGCTTCGTCTAAATCGACATCACCACCAACTTCAAACAAAAAAAGTTCCATATCATTTAAAACTTTTTCTGGTATTTCTCGTTGCAATGAAGCCACATCCCCCATTGAAAATGCTTTTGTGCCATCTTCAAGTTCTGCCATTTGACAAAGCATGGTTGTTGATTGCCTCAAGGCATCAGCATTACCTTCTTTGTCTTTGGTCATGTTAGTTACTCTTACCCTGTCAGATCTTGTTATAGGTTTAAAATAAAGATCAACCAATTTTGACCCATCTTCTTTAGTAAGAGTAAATTTTCTTCTTTGGTTTAAATCAAATGAAGTTTTTAATAGATCAATGGTGCGAGTACTACTTGTCATAAATTATTAAATTGCGTGAGTAATGTCTCCAGATGCTTGAAAGCTTACAGTTGCTGTTGTAAGTTCGCCAACTGTTGTACCAATAGTTACACCAGTAACAATACCGTTAAATGAATATTTTTTGGCACCAGATGTATCTACAAATAAATTAAATGAAGCATCTGCTGGATCTTCAGATGTATTTACATCAGCTAGTATTTCTGCAGTTGCATCACCAGAGGTAGCAGTATATTGCAATTCACATGAACCAGTTGCTGATT